CCGAGTTTGTTCGTATGTTGCGCACCAGAACTAAATCACTAGGCCCGTTTATGTCTTGGTCCCTGGGGTTAATATACCCTTGGGGAGCAAGGCCAGCGGGGAACGCGAGAGACTTAACTTTTAATGGCTGGAATGCCACTCAAGGTTATACTCATTTTATCGCCCCTGGTGGTTCCCATGCCACCGCGTCTCGTCAGTACGATGAGACCATCGTGGATAATCCCGACTCCTCCATTTCGGAGAAGCCGGTGCTACACACGTGGTCGCGTCGTGTCGAAGGAGACGTTAAGTTGTTCGACTTCAACGCCAACAATGGTGTTGGTAATTTGAGTCGTAATAACAAGTACCGAGCGTTATATTACGTCGGTCTTTGGGATGGGGATGCTAATGTATTCAATAGGCCAGTGATGGCTGATCTGGATATAGTACGTGCAGAGGCTCTTGCGAGCATGCTGCCGTCCGTCAGGAGTGGGTTGTCTATCGTGAACTTTGTTCTCGAACTGAAGGACCTACGAAGGATGTTTCACGTCTGGGAGAAGCGAAAGAGTGCTCTTGGCAATGTTGCCAACGCACACTTGAACCTCTCCTTTGGTTGGATTCCATTCTTCTCTGACATAGCGTCAATCGTTCGGTCTCTATCCACCCTTGAGCTAAAGCTTAAGGGCTTAGAGGCCCGTGCTGGAAAGGTAACAACGCGGCGGTATACTAAACTGCTCGACCGAAATGCTGACCTCACAGTCAGCGTCGACGAGCATATAGATTACAGTCCGTATATACCGGGCGGGGAGTGGAGTACTTGGTGCCCTGCGCGTATTACGCGCATCACCCGGAACTCACAGCAACCCGTTTTCCATGCAAAGTTGGTATATCGCTATACCATGCCAGGTGCTTCGGGGGTGTTACAGAAGATACGTGCATACATGACGACGCTAGGGCTTAATTTAGACCCAACTATCGTCTGGAATGCAATACCCTTCAGTTTCATAGTTGATTGGGTTATTGATGTAGGAACCTTCCTACGCCAGTTCTCAATCGACACCCTCAACCTGCGAACAGAGGTACTGTCGTTCACATCTTCTGTGAAATGGCAGATAGTGCACACCGCCTCGATTGAAATGCCGCAAGATTCAATTCCGGGGAGTACCTTGCGGTACCCTCCGGTTCTTGCGTATCAAACTACGATGGGGCACTACGAGCGCTCGACGACAATTCCGTCGTTGTCCGCTGTGACAAACAACAACCCAGGATTGCGTGAAGCTGCTCTCGCGAGCAGCCTAACTAGCTCTACTGGTGTGTTGCCACTGAAGGTTAAGAGGTTCCTCTTCGAGTCGAGCAATCGTATCTACAAGGGCGAAAGCCCTGTGATTACAGTTGCTGATTTGTTGAAGTCCTTTAAACCTTCATTCGCACCTAACAAAGTGCCTAAGGCTATCCGCCGAAGGCTCTTAACCCGTTAAATACAACGCCATGTTAGCAGACCCATTAAGCCTCAACTCCGCAACCGCCATAACGGCGGGTACTTCGGACGCCCAATCATATGGGCTCCTGAGTGTTGCGGGGGGCAATTCGATTCGCTCGGTAGCCTCATTGGCTGCCAGTGCTCCGCGGACTCTGAAAGTCGTAAATGCTCAAAGGAGCAAACGATTCTCAGGCAACGTGCAGCTAGCTGGAACCGCAGTGAAAACACCAGTCGATGTTGTCACTGACGTCACTACTATCCGTAATGACGTTAACCGTGTACATGCCTCCGCTTCAGATCCGAACTTCGAGATAACCTCTTGGGTTCAGATCCAATTCGGAAGACCACGCGGTTGTTCCATGACCGTCACTCAGATCAGCGACCAATTGTTGGCCATCGTCTCGATGCTTAATGCATCGACCAACGCTAACCTAACAAAGTTGCTGAATAACGAACCGTGACCCGATGAGGGTCCGACAACAATTACGAAACTATGACATTCCGTAGTATCGTTGATTCGTTTGTGATGGCTGACACACTCGCGATCGTTGCTATTATTAGCTTCCTTCGCGGCTGGGTCAAGGGATCGAAGCCCTAATGGGCTGGGGGGACGCAACAAGCGAAGAAGGATTGCTCCTTCCTCGTGGGCTATCCCCCTGAGGTCTGCTGTAGACTAAACATGGCTGGATTCAACTCCAACTCTTATGAGTCGGTATGATGAAAAGCCAAGACCCAGAAATCCAGGAATTCTCCTGGTATTTGGATCTGTTGTGCACCGTCTACAGTGATGTAGCCGATGCTTCTCCTGCACAACATAGAACCGAGTTTGAACGGGATATCGTAACTTTACGATCCCGCTTCGAACATGAGGGCATTTCCTTCTTGACGAAGGTACTGCCGTCCGTTGGCAAGGCGATTGACACCGCTCTTGCCTCTGGCTCTGTGCTACAAATTCCGTCGTTTCGAAAGAAACGTGGAACGCACCTACCGATTTGTTTCGGATGGCTGCTAGCACAAGTGTTCGGTTCTAACGGAGTGGAGCTCGATTCCTCGAGTTCCATTGCATTGAAACACCTCAGGCATTTGCTCTACTTGTTTTACAAGTTAGAGCTGCCCTACTCGGATGAGTCCGTTAAGCGAGTGCTTGACGGATTTATCAACACTGATAGTCAACTCCAACAAAATTGGAACTTAACTAATGAAGACAAACACATTGTCAGGAATGCAAGCCGAATTGTCGGACGCATTCTTGGCGGAAGGGATCCACGCGAGGTTTATCCCCGCCATGGACCTGGTGCAGTCTCCACTCGAGAACAGGGAAGAGAAAAAGGCGTCTTTCGACGTCTCTACTCTTCTCTTGAAGAAGTCTATCCATTCGTGGATAGCTTCCACTATAGTCTATCACATACTTGTGACAGATTATTATCTCGCTCGGAAGCTCTGGTTGAAGAGGGGGTGGCGTCTCGTAGAAATACGGAACGCTCCTCTCAACGACCAGGCAATCGAGATAGTGTTAGGAAGGAACAGCCCTCACGGGCCGATCCTCTTTACACTGTAGTGCAGTGCCTCGAAACCCTGAAACACGGGACGGCGAGAGTCGTCCTAGTGCCCAAGGATAGTAGAGGACCGAGGCTCATATCGATGGAGCCACTGGAAATCCAGTGGATCCAACAGGGACAGATGCGTCTCCTCGTGGAGATACTTCAGTCCCATCCGTTAACACACGGTCAGGTGAACTTTGCTTCACAGCAAATTAACCGTGACCTGGCTCTCGAGGCTTCACGCCACGGGAACCTAGTAACGCTCGATATGAAGGATGCTTCGGACCGGGTCTCTCAACACCTCATTTGGACGCTATTCCCATTAAATTGGGTAGCTGCCCTAGAGGCAAGTCGGAGCCCGGAAACGAGGCTTCCTAGTGGTGAAATCGTCAAGTTGCAGAAGTTCTCCCCGATGGGGAGCGCTGTCTGCTTTCCTCTAGAAGCCGTGTGCTTCTGGTCCTTGGCGGTTTCATGTTTGATGTCTAAGTACCCATATCGGTCTATGCGAGAGATCGCGAAAACCGTGTGGGTATACGGCGATGACATTATTACTTACCGGAAAGACTACCCGGAAGTAATGCAGTGCTTAGAGAAAGTTGGATTAAAATTCAACCTCTCCAAGTGCTGCACCTCAGGATTCTTTCGAGAATCCTGCGGAGTTGATGCCCACAAGGGCATCAATGTCACTCCGACTCGAATATCGAGGCGGTGGTGTCATCGTTCGGTAGTCCCTGTTACCCTTGAATCCTACTGCTCGTACTCAAACGAGCTTTATGCCAAGGGTTACTATGGAGCTGCTGCATACATTGAGGAATGTGTGCAAAGACTAACCAGGATTCCCTATACAAATGGGATTTCTGGCGGTTTAAGCTTCATACGGCCATCGTCT